TTTTGATCCATTTTATCTTCAGCAATTTCTTGTGCTTGCATTAATCTTGCTCTAGCAAGGTCAACTTGAGCCTCATCATTGTCTTTTTTACGTTCATTTTCCATTGCACGTAAGTCAACTTCACGTGATTTTAGTTTTAAAAGAGGGTCATTGTCAAATTGTGACGTAATTTTCTTCTCTTCCTTCATATATTCTTCTGTCATTTCTGCAATTAACACTGATTTTCTAGCTTCAACAGCGTTTGTCATCTGTTGTAACTGTGCTTGAACTTGTGGGTTCGTTGCAGCCATCTGTTGCATCTGCATCATTTGCTGCATTTGCTCTCTAAACTCTAATTGTATCTGTTCTTGAGCCATAATACTTATATGTTCTAAAATATTTTTTTGTATGGCAGCCATAATTGTAGGATTATTTCTAACCATATTAGTAGACATGAAATTTAAGTGAGCTGTAATGTGTGCTCTGTGGTCTTGACCAGGAAAAGCTTGAAAAGGTTTACCTGCCATCGCATTAATGTGTTCCATACTTGGGTCCATTGGCATATTTGGTGCCGGTGGAGGTAAAACTGCATCTATATTTTTAACACCTATAGCTTCATACATACCTCTGTATACTTGATACATGTTATGTAATTGTGGATTTGCAGTAGCAATTTGTAATTGTGTTTGTGCTAAAGTAATTCTTTGTGACATTGAAAATATATTTGGATCTGCAACTGGTACAACATCAACTCTATCATCAAAATCTGTTTGTTTTATATTTCTTGCACCACCCACAACATCATATGGATATTCAGGTGGTAAATATTGTGACACAACTTTTGATAATAATTTAAATTCAGCTTTCATTGCAGAATAACATCTTTTGTGTATTGCAGACATTACTCTTGAACCACGTTCTAATAATGCAATTGTAGTTCCAACTGCAGCTTGTTGATTACTGTCTCCTACTTGCATATCAGCTATTGCTGCAAATCTTTGACCTGCTTGTACTACAATACCTAATAAATTTAATAATGTTTGAGATGGTTCTTTGTA